TTTTTTTTTTTTTTTTTTGCCAGGGTGCAACCGAGTATACAAGGTTGCGCAATATATTTATTTATTATTTCTGAAAATGAGGGTTACGAAAAACAGGGTTTCGTAATTGAGCACTAGCAATAGAAGGACACATTTGGGAAGTGACAAAATCAAAGGAATCTTCCTCTAAGACTCTTTTCATCCAATGAGGCTGAACATCAACTTTAATTTTTAGTTCAGCGAAGTCACAAAAGGCAGTTGACCACTCAAAGATACAAGGATAAGTGACAACCAACCTTCTAAGAACAGCCCGAAGGAAATTATGAGCAATACGATTATAGCCAACGTCAAATAAAAGAGAGAAGGCTTTTTGAAATAATGCAACAGACACCTGTTTAGAGGGGTGTTCCCAGTTAAAGTCATGATTATTGACTTTGACAAAAGCAGAACGGTGGTGTCTCCACGAACCGAACTTAAAAGGGTTCGGGTGATCAGCAGGAAGTAGTTCATTGTTAGGACCAATTTTAACAAATCGACGTTGTAAGTAGATAACACCCTTTTGAATAACTTTATCATTTTGAATCGTAGAGAAGAATTTATCTTGGTGAGCCCAAGACCATCGACAAAGAAAGGTCTCATCGCGTTTGAGTTTAATACCTATCTTTGATAAATGGAGGTCGAGGATATCAGGATAATCTTCCTCAGTTGAGCAAAAGAGGTGTAAGTACTTATCAGGAATTTTAAGAACAGAGTTATCACCACAAATGATGATAGGAATGGATTGAGCAATGACCCAAGGTTGTTTGATTTCAGGCATTTTTTCAATTATTATAGTAGTTATAGCAACCCTTAAGACGAACTCTTGTTCAACACAATTAGCAACGGTGGTAAACTTGTCGCCACTACTGTTACTCTGAAGTTGATTGTAATAAGAGCCGTTAAACCATTGAATCATTTTATGGAAAGTTGTAACGTCTGCGTGAAGTTGGAGTTGCATAAAAACATTTAAATCTTGCTGAGTCATCTTAGTAAAATCATGACCGTAAGTCCTGAGCCTGTAAGTAAGTTCTAGTGTAGCTTTTATAAAACGACCATCTTGAGTAGACTGATCCAAGCAGATATAATGAATTTTTTCTCCAGGGAAAGTTTCTTCGAATTTGGGATTCTGAAATTGGGGAAGATAGCGATTATATATTTTATGGCCCAAAGCCAAAAGGACATTAGGTATAAAAGACGAGTAAATAGACATACCAGGAGAATACCATGGAAGAGTTTGCAAATGCGTCATAACAAACCTATCTAACAAATCCATAATTAATTCTGCAACCATATCAAGTTGAGTGATGTGACGAATTTTTCCCTTCTCGTCTTTATAAGTCTTAGTTTCTGGTTTAAACAATGCTTTGAACAACCCTGCATTAATTAAAGCAAAAATCTGCGCACCGTCTGCAAGACGTTCACACAGTCTAGCAACAATTTGCATGGCCTTCAAGATAACATCTTTCTTCTTAGACCCTTGAGGTAAATTGGGACAAAAAGGAAACCCAATTCCACTTGCGGCATGATAATTAATAGCATGTATAGTAGCAGAATCCCAGCG